GGTAATCCCCTGAAGCTGGTACTTCAGCGCGGCATCCTCGTTCATCAGCCAGGGCATTACTTCACCCGCTTGGCGTTACGGTAGCGTCCGTAGAGGTTCACCGCTGCCAGGATGGCGACAGTCTCAGCCATCCGGACACGCTGGTCGTGCTGGGAATCCTTTAGCCCCTGAAGAAACTCTGCGGTACGCGCGCGGTCGGCATCAGCGCCGGGATTCGTGTTCACGTACTGCGAAGACCTTGACATCAGTCTCGTTCCTTTATGGGCAAGTAGTCAGCATGCGGAGCGTCCTCGCACGGGATGGCCCCTCCCTCATTGTATCGCCGGGCTTTCCCCCTCTGGTAAGGCGGGCCCGAACTCAATACGTGACATCAAATCCTCTGCAGTCGCTCAGGAGGGATATCATCTGGCGAGTAATACGAGTTAGTATGCCGGAACTCACACTTAGGGTCATGACACGTTTCGTGTGGATCAGTTAGGATATCCAGGCCTGACGTGTCTACCTTGTACGTGTCGTAGCCGCGTCGCCCGCTCTTACTGCTGGGCTGTGCGCTCAGGTAAACTGCTGACGGGCCCTCGGCGTAATCCGCAACCAGCCCCTCATCCGTTATGCTTTTCCGGGTTGCATGCGGGGACACATGGTACATGAACTGCTGCGGGTTCATGTTGTCGTGGGCGCTCACGGGGCCAGGTTACCTTCCCCGTAAACCGCGAGCAGCGGGTCCTCGGCGTTGGTCAGGTACCCGATCGCTGCCCCCAGTATTGCCGTGTTGTCATGCGCCATGCCGAGAAGGGTGTTGCACTGCCCGCACAGGATACCTCTAACGCGACCGGTTACGTGGTCGTGGTCGATATGATGAGGGCGCTGTCCCGCAAAAGGACGTTTGCAAATTTTACAGGTGAAGCCCTGATCAATAAGCATCTGGTTGAACGTTGCCTCTTCCAGGCCGTAGTAGTGCCGCTTCTGGTACGCGTACTTACAGGCTTTGCAGTAGCGTGTGCCCTCTTTGTCGTGGCCGGTATTCTCTGGTGTGTACTCGTGCTTGTTACGACAATAGCGCATGAACTCACGGATATGATCTTCCGCGAGGCACATCTTATTTCGGCAAGATGAATAGATCTTCATGCCCTTGGGTCGCTCAATGCCGAGGACTTCTGACACGTACCAACACTTAACACTGGCACCGTGCTCGTGCATGTTTACGGCGTACCATCGGGGATCGCCGCAATTGCTAACTGGTCCTGTCCAGAGGTTACAGGCACCTTCGGGTTTGGTGAACTTTTCTAGTATCTCCAAACTCATGAACTCATTACGGTGACTCATGGTGCTATATCCTCATATATTTTCAAAAGTGGATCTTCGTGCAACTCGTCCGGCTTGAGCTGGGTCGCGTCGATCGCGACGATGTTCGGGTGCTCAACGATCTGCCCGCGCACGTTTATCTCCACTACGCGGAAGACCTTCTGCTTGTACACGATACGGTCAAGCTCGTACGCCCCGGTGTCCATGTCCGCCAATGGCATGCCCGAGCCGGTGTAAATCTCGTAAGGGACCAGCGCGCGAATGTCGTCGTTGTAGTAGAAGCCCTTGTCGTCCCAGTCGTTCTCTCCCTGTAGCAGGGAGACGTGCAGGCAGCCCAGACGAATCACGGGCTTGTACTTCCGGCCGCCGGAAAGAACTTCCTCGTACACGTCGTCGTACTGCGTGGCGTCCGGGTCCAGCCGGTAGTAGTCCACGAAGTCCCCGTAGTTCGACTTCCACCCGCGCATGGCATTCGAGAGCTGCACCGTCTCGAAGTCCGCGTTCGCCCGGCCGTGGTGGTAATCAATCCTCGACATGGTATTCCCCTACGAGGTTCCGCATGCGCTTCGGGTCACCGAATGCCGCGTAGTACCGGTTAGCCAGGGCGTCATTGTCCCGGGCGCTGGACTGGCCCTCCCACATCCGGAGGTTCCATTCGGTCTTCACGATCGGGTGCCAGAGGTGGAGCACCTGGTTCCGCGTGGTCTTATGCTTGCAGTACAGGGTGTCTACCGCGCGCATGAATGCGACGTCTTCCCCGCCCCAGCCAAGAAACCTCGGGTCGCAGCCGCCGACGATATCGTACGCCTCGGCGGGCATGATCTGAATCAGCGCGCCCCACCAGTGCCCGTGCGACGCCGCGAACGGATTCTCAACATCGTCCTTGTCCGGGGGAACTGGGAACCGGTGCGGACGCGTGGGATTCGAGTCGAGCACGCGGTCCGATGCTACCTCGGTAAGTCGGTAGAACTTCCGGTACGGAATGTACCATAGACGGTATCCCCTGCGTCGTTCGCGCCGGATTTCCTTTGCGCAGTGCAGGATGACCTTCGGGTCAATGTAGCAGTCCGCGTCAATGAGCACGAGGATGTCCCCGTGTGCCTCAGCCCGCGCGTTATTGAACGCGGTGGTCTTGCTGAACGGGGTATTGAAGTCGGTGCCGACAATGATCTCAGCACTCGGCAGGTGATGCTTGTAGTACCGGAGGAGCCAGTCGAATGCCCGGAACCTCGTGTCACCCTCGTTCGCGCGGAAGGGCATGAGCAGGGTAATGCCGTGTCCGCGCTTCCTCCGCAGGCTCATCATAGTGCCCTCCCAAGGTCACGGTACGCGTCGTAAATCTCGTGCTTGCGGTCCTCGACGTGGAACCGCGACGCCTCTATCAGTTTACCCGGCTCGAACGGGGCATTGATGGACGCACTGTAGTCCTGGAACTTGAACAGGCCCCCCTCGTACTTAGTGGCCTTCGGGTTAATTTCATACCGGCGCGGGATGCCGAACGCGTCAGCGAGAACCATTCCGTGCAGTGAGCTAGTCACGATCTTCTGGCAGCGGCCTATTTCCCGGACGACATCAAGCGGATTATCAGCCACATTGATGATACGAGTCTCGAAGTCCGGGCTGAAGAACTCCTTACGATGGGCAAGCGTGTCGTCGGTGTGGTGCGCGACGATGCCCAGGCCCACGTCCCTGTGATCGACCGTAACGAGTTCGTCAGCCAGGAGCCCAGGATCACCCAGGGCATAATCTCCGGAGACGCCACGGGCGCTCAGCGGGCCGCGCAGGGCCCATACCGTCGCCGTCTGAGTGTGCAGGTGGAGCAGCGAGTCCTCGTAGAGCTTCCCGGTGCCGAGTACGTGCCCGTCCCACAGCGGGGGGATGTGCTCAAGCAGGGAGCCTATCGTCACGATATTCGCCTGAGAGACGGGGGACCATGCCACCTTGAGATGTGAGAACCTGCGGAGCAGATACGGGGCGAGCCCGTCACCGAAGTTGTTAACCGGACGGGACGGCTGGCCGCGCCACCAGTATCCCTTTACCTTGTGCATGTTGTATACCTGTCGTTGTCGTTATTACAGCTTGGCGCTCATGAATATCACAACCCCGCGCCATAGAACAATTGGGACGGGACCCCCGAATTGTCATCATACATATGATCAATGGGAGGAAGCATCCTTACCGGATACCTGTGATCATCAAACTCGCGCGGCTTGAACAATGGAATAAGGCGGCCGGTGGTCTGGCTCGTGCGCCGGAGGTTCGTCGTCGCGATGCGGTAGGGGCCGATATTGAGCTGACTTGTCAGGGACTTGTACCGGGCGTCCAGCGCCTCGATCTGTGACATCACCTGGTGATACCGGGTGGACCGGTCGATGCTGGTGGACTCGGCGGTCTGGACATTGACGTCCAGGGCCATGTCGTCGGCAAGCATCCAGTATGTGTTATACGTCGCCAGGACTACGAGGGGAAGCTCCTCTTCCGGCGGAATAGTCCGCAGGCTTATCGGAGTTTCCCGGTAGGTGATGAATCCGTGGCGGTCACGGTATCGCTCGGAGAGCTGACGGTTATGGCAGTGCCAGATAACCGCGTCGCGAATGGGAACGAGAAGCGCATTGTCCGTGAACATGCCACAGCTCGTCCCGGAGATGATCGCGGTCGACCCGGCGGCGACCGGGTGAACGAACAGGATGATCCCGTTCTCCTCGTCCACGGTGTAGTCAGTAGTCGGAGTCAGGGTGGTGACGTTTCCGATGGAGTCCGCGACGTCGATGGCGAAACCGAGGGCATTGACGTTCGGCTGTATCAGGTCAGTCATCAGGGTGGTACCGTCGCCCTGCATGATCGATCGGAATGGCTTCGCCATGTCTCCGATCTCCATCCGGATTCGGGAAAGCATGTCTGTCAACTGCATGTCATTGCGCCGCCTGCCACCGGTCCGCTCCGGCGATCGTAATCCCGCCGGGGATGGTCTTCTTCGTCGTCCACTCTATTGTAGCCGAGGTCGTAACGTGGGTACCGGTCGCGAGCGTATTCCACCTGACGAACTTGGTCGTGCTGACCAGTGCGGCACCGAATGGAACATTCCAGGAGCAGGCGCGGGTAACTGGGACCCGGTGCGTCACCCGCCAGGACTCTGCCTTCTGCGTGGTCACAGAGTGCAGCACGTTCCAGGCCAGGGACTTCTGGGCGGCGCGGGTAAACCTTGCATTCCAGCGCACGGATCGCGTCAGGGACTTCTTAGAAAGGTCCTTCCAGGCAGTAGCGTGCGTCACGGTAACCTGAGTGATAAGGATATTATCCGTCCACCTGACCGTCTTCTGCGAACTCACCTTACGGAGCACCATCCAGGCCAGGCCATGAGAGACGTGCGCGTTTGTCCGTGCGTTCCACTTGACCGGCTTGGTCACCGTTACCGGCGTGAGCAGGACCTTCCACGAGATGCCAGTCGTGTGACTCGCGACATGCCGGGTATTCCAGGTAACCCCGATGGTCTTCGTTACACGAAGATCCTGAGCGTTCCAGGCGACCGGCACACGGATGCGCAGTGCCTTGTCCGTCCGCCAGTTAATTCCTGCCGTCTTGGTCACTGGGTGATAAGTCGTCACCGTATTCCAGGCGACAGGCAACGGAACATGCACTGTGCGGCGCACAGCCCAACTCAGGGAGGCCGTGCGAATCCGTCCGAGCAATGCATGCCAGGAAGTGTGCAAGTCCGTCACGACCGCGCTGCGGGCCCGCCAGGAGGTACTGGTGCCAGAGGTCGCCGTGTGCCGCACCCGCCAGGTACTTTGCTCGGTGGCCTTACGGGCTGCCCGGGTATTCCAGCGCAGTCCAGCGGGACTAGCAACCGTGCGGAGACTCTTCCAGGACAGGGCCTGGGTCGTCGCCGGGCGCTTACGAGTACCCCACGTTATGGCTTGCGTACGGGAAACCAGCTCTCCAGCACTTACCCACGCCACGGTTTGTGTCTTCAGCTTGGTATAGAGGGTATCCCACCAGATTGTAGATGGGGCCGCCGACAGAACCCGTGCATGGGAGTTCCACGTAACAGGCACCATGGAACTTCGCATGGCGTAAACCTGCCAGGCCAGGGACGTCAGGGCCGGTAGCGTCGTCCTGACGTTCCAGGAAGTTGATGCCGTCTTCGGAACGGTGGTCGTATCGAGCCACCCACATGCTTGCTGCGTGGTAACTGGCAGTAGCGAATTCCACAGCACCGCCTTGCTTGCATTCAGGGACTCGATGACATTCCAGTTCACCGACGCTGAGGGGGTCCCCCCCTGATACTGAACCCACGCGGTCGCTACCGTACTTGTGACACCGTGCATCGTCTCCCAGGTAATCCCCAGGCTCGATGAGGCTCCTCCCGACACTTCGGATTGCCATAGCATCACCAGCGACAGGGTTACAAGGGTCCGACTCTTCCAGGAAAGGCCTATGGTACTGGCTACGGCAGTCAGGAAACTGTTTGAATTCCATTGAATGTCGGACGTATTTGTGCCTGCCCCTAGCGATTCCCAGGTGGTGCTTACGGGTGCAGTAACCCCCCCGGGGAACATGGTGTTCCACGTTATCAGGGCTACAGGACGGACCTGCTGACGGGTGACCCAGGACGAGGCGGCCGAGAGGGAAACAGGAAGGTAGGCATTCCAAGTCATGGACGTGGTGCTGCTGGCGGGAATCCGTACATTCCAGACGAAGGACTTTGAGTTCGACGTGGACTTACCGTCATTCCAGGTCAAGGACTTGGTGGAGGTTCGGGTAGTCGCAACTTCCCAGGTCGTTTGGGGGGTCTTGCTAACCACCTGCCTGGACTTCCAGGAGACGGCGGCAGTTACCTGAACGAAATTGTATGCGTTCCAGGCGGTATCTGTGGTGACCACTATGGCAGTACGCGACTGCCAGGATGTTGATGCCTGCCCGACTATCTGTGCGTGTGTATTCCAGGAGGCCGTGACGGTGGACGAGACCGACTGTCGCGCATAGTTAACCGGCCCTCCAATAGGAGCGGCCATTCCCGGGAAATAGTACGTGGTCATCTGCCCACCCGGCCGTTACGCGTAGTCCATCGCGATAAAACCGTGGAAGTAGACTATCTTGCCGATGTACACGGTAGACAACTGAATGGCACCCGTGGTAAGGCACATGCCGGACACGATGTTACTGGCATCGGAGTATTCACACTGGACGATTTGCTGGGTACTGGGTGCCTGCGGGAGCGTGAATATGTTGACGTTGCTCAGATTCGAGGCACTGGTAACCGCCCCGATGACCTCGTACTCATTAGGCGGGCTTCCAATCGCACGGTACTTGCAAGGCTGCACGGCAGTTGCACCACCAGTCAGTGTCACGGTAACCCAGCCGGGACCGCTGGCCCCGGCATACAACTGCTTACCGTAGAGCGTCTGGGTGTCGGTGGTCCCGACCACCGCCGAGCCGGAGCCGAGCCCGTGGGCCTGCGTGGTCGCGGCGATATGGGACTGCGGCTCGGTGAAGTCCCGCTGGGTGAACCCGTGGGCGGCCGGGCTGCTGGCCAGGTGGCTGATCGCGGTGGTGCCGTCGTCCCCGCGAACGCAGTTCGCGAAGGTATAGGGGCCGGTTCCCGTAGGAGCCTGCGTAACCTTGATGACCTCAAAGTTCGTCGTCCCCCATTCAATCAGGAGTGAGAACGGGTACGAGGTTGGCCAGGTTCCCGGCAGCGAGGTAAGCACGACCGTCGTAGTCGAGTTATTAATAGCGCTCGACAGGGTAGTCGGCAGCGCATTTGCATAGTACCTGTTCGGTGCCGTCACCTAAAGCTCCTAAGTAAGCCAACCGGCCAGGCCGAATTACTCGACCCGGCCGGAATAAATGGTTCGGACCGATCAGCCCTGGGTGTCGAAGTCACACTCAAGGGTGAAGCCGTCGTTGTTCAGCGGCGCGGAGTTCGTAGCGGTCCGGCGAATCCAGACGGCCCGGACGAATCCGGGAGCGATGGTGCCAAGCGAGACGCCGCCAGCGTTCGTCGCGGACGGGGCCACGAAGGTCACGCCGGACGGGGCGGCAGTCGCGGACGCGATCACGGCGGCCTGGGCGGACGATGACGCCTTGGCCGACGCGGCAGCCGGGTCGACGCCGACCGCGTGGGTCGTCGCGCCGGTCACGTTACCGGAGGTCGGAATCCAGGCGACGGTGTTCAGCATCGAGTTACCGGAGGCGGTGTTGTTCAGGATGAAGACGCAGGCGTAGTCAACCTGGCTCGCTGCGTTCTGCGCACCGGTTAGATCCGGGAACAGGTTATCCAGTGGCGTGCCGGAGAGCTGCGTGGTGGACATGTACTTGCCCCAGGAGCTTCCGACTGATCCAGCGGTAGCGTTTCCAGCGGAGGCCCCGGGTGCCGACAGGTAATACAGAATGTCGGAGGAGACGATGGCGGTCAAGGAATCAGATCCTTTCTTATGACTGACTCATTACCAGGCCCGCTGCGGGACACTGGATGAACTGACTGGCCTGGACCTGCTGGGTCATGTTCCCTGGAACTTCCCAGGTGTAAACCAGCATTCCGGCATTGCCGGACTGAACCGTGACCATGGCGACCCAGCCGACTGGTGCGGCCATGTCGACGTTAAAGGGACCCCACGTAAGTAGTGAAGTGTTGGAGACACTGACGGGAGTGACGACGCCGGAGGCGACCGAGTACGTAACGGGAATCCGGGCGTACCCGGAGTCGGCGCACTCCGTGAGATCGGAGACGGCGGCTGATTGCCCCCCGCCGGGCCCGGTTGTCATCGGGTCAGCGGTAAGCAGGGCGAGGTACCGGTGCGACGCGTCGACCCACGTGGTCCCGTTCCAGAAGTTCAGGGCACTGGATGAGGTATTGAACCAGTACTTTCCAGGGACCCAGGTAGGTGCACTGGACTGCGCTACGAGGTTAAACGCTCCGGCGAGGAGGTTCAGCGTAGCGTCCGCCGAGAGGGGGGCTATCTGTCCTGGCATTCTGATCTACCTATCAGTGGAAAACGAAACCGCGCTCGTCCAGGTGATCGGCCAACGGCTTCGGGAGACGATACCGGCGACCTTCCTTGAACGAGAAGAACCTAGGCCCGCCGACGTCCGCCGGTCGCGTGCAGTTCCCGCGCTCGTCGTACTCGGCCTCTCGCAGAATGTGAACACCGAAGGTCATCTGATCGATGTCGTACTTGATCGTGACCTCACGGAAAGGACGCTCGTCCTCGCCGTCCAGCGGTTGAACTTCCGGGAGCGGATTGTCGACGTCGGAGTAATCGATGACGACGTTCTGCTTCTCGTACTCTTCGACTTCGCGAGCCATCGTGACGCGCTGCTGGGCCTCGGCCTGCTCCTGGTTGCGCTCGTCTTCCAGAGCCTGCGTCCTAAGAGCGGTGACGTCCCCCGGCTGGGGGGCAGCCTTTCCAGTGGTCCGGTTAACCCGGGTGTTTCCTGCTGGCATGTTGTGTCCCTAATTCGTTCTGCGAATACTGTGCCTGATGTAGTTGTACGGGCTCTCGCCCTACTGGCAATTCTAGGATAGGGGGCTGGGGAACTGTTAGCCGCTACTTGGACCCGGGGGCCCTGTCGACCACGCGGAATCCGGTCTTGGACTTCACGCGCTCAGTCCCATCCGGCTCAACGTCGTTAGCAAGCGGCGTGACCCGGTAAGCCCGGCGCACGTCATGATTGATGGTTGCGAAGTCAAGCGCGTCGGACGGATTGCTCGTAGCCCACACATGCTCCGAGATCCCAGCGCGACGCCGGTCCTCCGGTACATTCTCCGGACGCAGCTCGGCACCGGGGGCAAGATCATAGTCCGTTCCGTGATAGAACTGCTGGGGATTTAGATTCTCTTGCGCGCTCATTGGTTCCCCTCAGCAAAGAGCCCCGGGGTTAACCGGGGCCCTCTGTTGGCGTGGAGATTAGTTGGTCTCCAGGATCACGACCGACTGGTCGGTGATAAGGCCGAAGCCCCAAATCCCGTACCAGGCCAGTCCGTGCTCACGGCCATAGTCCAAAATGCCCGAATCGCGAAGTTCGACCGGAAGTGAGATGGCATGTCCGAAGGCGTTGTCGCCGATCATGATGCCGTCGTGGTACTGCGCGCCGGACGAGCCGGAGACGTAGTTCGGGGCGACCTGGGTCGTGGTGATGAACACCGCGTCGTTGTACCGGCCGATCTCACCGAGCATGAACGAGCCGGGCTGCGCGTACTTGCTGACCTCGATGAACTCGGGGTCGTCGCGGAGCTGGCGGGACTGCGCCGGGTGGATGAAGGTCGGGTAAACGTCGCCCAGGTGGGGGGTGTTCTTCGACTCCAGGGTCAGCACCGCGTCCTTGACCATGGCGGTCGTAAGGGCGTAGTTACCGGCCGACAGGTCGGACCGCTGCGACGCGGGCACACCGTGCGAGTAGGGCGCGAGGTCGGAACGGAGCGTTCCGGCTAGCGCGGGCTTGTTGTAGCCGTACAGGATGGAAGAGGCCTGAAGCAGCGTGTCGCGCGCAGAGGCGTCCAGGTACAGCGCCATGTTGCGGCCCAGGAGACGCGCGGCCGAAGCCATGACGTCATCGAAGGAGGCATTCAGCAGGAACTCGGTCGTGGCGACGGCCATGCCGTGCTCGGCAACGGTGATGGAGAACTGCGAAGCGGTCAGCGGCACGGTCTCCATGCGGACACCTTCAACGAGCTGCGAAGCCGCAGGCAGGTTGTTGTAGCGCATGAAGTTAATCGTGGTCCCGGGGGCCTGGTTCAGTTCCGTCTTCTTGATGGCGAATTGCTCAAACCGCAAGATCGGCATCGCCTGGAACAAAATTTCCTTGCTCCAGAGAGTCTGAATGGCGGGGGTAAGCTGCGTGTTCGCACCCTGGTAAGCGGTGGGGGCCGCAGCCAGGAACTGACTCCCGACGATGGCACTACCAGCCATGGATTCACTCCTTCTGAGTGTTTGCTAGGCCGGATTCCCGACCATTCTCTTTTAGCCGAAGTAACCTTGGTTCGTGTTACCGAACATCCCTCGGTTGCCTTGTGAACGGCCGATGCCGTACGATGCGCGCAGGGCCTGGAACTCTTCCGAGGTCGGGTCCATTGCGTTGATCTCTTCTGCTGAGAACTGTCGGGTAGCACCGGCGGTTTCGACCGGCCCGAAGTTTCCAACATTCGGAGACACACCTGGCATGCGAGCCTGCGCATTCAACTGCGCCTGCTGCACTCCTTCTAGGATACTGCGAGTTTTCGCTACCATAGTAGCAATGCTCGCGTCGATCTCCTCAGGAGTGCTACCACGCACCAGGTCGATGAATTCATCCGCGATGCCGTAATGCTGCTCCTCGGGCCTCGGCTCACGCGCGGAGGCAATGGCCTGCGCCCGGTAAACGTTCAGCGCGGAAAGCTCGCGCTCCTTTTCCAGGAGGGCATCGCGCCGCTGAATTTCCGCCTGAAGCTCGGAGAACCTTTGCGCATTCTCCTGGTCGCGCCGCTCCATGAGCTGCTTGAGCGTGAGCTTCTCTTCCTCGGCCGCCTTCTGCTCAGCCGCCTGACGATCGGCCTCGGCCTTAGCCGCAGCGTCCCGCTCGTCCTTCTCGGCCTTTAGCTCGGCCAGCAGTTGCTCCTGCGTCTTGAAGTTATTGCGGAGCCCGTCGATCGTGCTGTGGAGCTTCGCCCGCTCGTCACTGCGCGCCTTCTCCATGGCCGCGTAAAGCTGCTCCTGGGAAAACTGCCCGGTCACGGGGACGGTAGGCTCCGTAACCTCTTGCACCTGCGGTGGCTCCTGGTGGGTCTCGTCACCACCGGCTGCCAGACGAATCGGCGTGCCGTTATTCCGGTACCCGATGACGGTGCCGGGGAGGTTCCTTGCGTTCATTGTCACTATT